TAAAATTTTAATTCCAAAGCTGAATCATTTTCAGCTGTTAGTGTATCCATTAAATCTTTATATTCATTATCAGGCTCAACAATATAATCTGTTTTGTCAATTATTCCTTTTGCAAGTTTATAATTCTTAAGAAGCCTTCTTGAATTTACACGTAAAAACTCAATGCCTTGAAGCTCTAACCAATCTAAATTCCAAGCTGCCCAATCATCTGTCTTTTTTGAATATGGTAAAAATTGTATAGGCTGGGTAAGACTAGAAAACGTAGGCCCACTTTCTGCAGTGGCACCACTTTTCATTTGCATCGCGTTTAATACTCTCATATTGAATTAATCTATTTAATGTTTTTAAATCCGGATCTTTTAATTTTAGATCCTCCCAAACCTCTTTTACGTCCAATATTTTTAAACGGACTACTATACTTTAATTTACTTATTTTTTCTGGATTTACCAAGGAATTATCCTCTGATTCACGCCTTTTAGAATATCCTCTATTAGATTGCTGTATTTTAGCAAAAGCTATTAATGCGCCAAATGTAACTAGTCTATCTACGTTTAATCCTGGATAATATGCTAACATTTCTTTTATAAGCATGGGATCCGGTATTCTTTCAACCCCTAATGTTTGTGACATAACAGATCCATGTTCATCTGTTTCCTCATGAATGCTTTCTCTTAAAAATTCAATTGCATAAGAAATCAAATGGCTTTTAAAGAGTGTTCCTGTATTTTTCCAACCGTATTCTTGATAAACTGTTCTATTAGATCCCAGATCTTTTAAAAAAAGTATTTGTTGTTTTGGAACTAAATATCTTTGTTTTTTTCTTGCAATCATATGTTGAATGAATAATGAAATATTATTTTCAACAATAGTCCATGCATTATACCATTCAATTAATAATTCTAATCTTTCATGTGTTTTGTTAATGTCATCAAATCTCCCACACCATGCTGCAACAATTTTATCACCTTCAATAAATTGTTCTACGTCACCACCACCAATATCTCTAGTTACTTCAGTGGCATTTTTGTAAATATATATACTACATAATGAATCTGATGTAGTCGTTTTACCTTCTGATACAGGGTCAATAGAACCATAGTAAGCCCCAAAACCGGGATTATCAATTGGTCTTTCCCAAACTACAATAGATCCAGTTTTGTCTTGTTGTTTTTTATTTACTGGAAATTCACTTATTGGTAATTTATTTGTACGCTTAGCGGTAATACCTGTTTGATCTCTATCAAGTTCTATAAGCTCATAAGGATATTCTTTTTCTTCAATCTTTTTTAATTGTTTACTTAATATTCCTTGTGGAAATACAGACTCTTTTCTATAAGCAAATGCTTCTGCTATATTAAGTGGTTTTTGGGATATTCTCAATTGATATTGTTCACCGCTTAATTCATTTTTCCACTTAGCTCTTTCATTTTTAATTGCAGCAATTGCTTTATCTATTTCAGAGTTCCCATATTTATCTATATAAGGGGGCATAGACCACTGTTCAGGAATAAATAAACCTGCCATACCAATTGTACCATCAGCGTCCATAAGATTAGTTTCTACAGCGTAAATATCATTTGATGAAGGATTTAATATCATATCCTTTAATGGGTTGCATTGTTCTAAATCACCCACAGATCCTGCAGCAATAAATTGCCCTGTGGTCATCATACCGGAAGACATTGCTGGACGTAAATACTCATATGTTTGCATCATGTTTTTTGCAATCCCGGCCTCTTCATGAAAAAAATATGTACACGGTCCACCAACCCCAGTTGTAGCATTCTTTTCAAAAGAAGCTCCTTGTATCTTTGATTTAAGACCTCTTGAAGTTTTTCTATTATTTATTTTGACCTCAATCTGTTGCTGCCAAAGCAAAACCTTTTCAGGATTACTCGGTCTATACCATGCAGTATGTTCATTCAAAAATGTTTTGTATTCCTCTAAAAACTTCCAGGATCCTTTATCATTTATATAATCTTTAAGGGATGCACCAATCTTACATATAGATCCTTCTTCAAACCAATACTGATTAATAATTTTTCCCATGTGAAAATAAGAAGATGCTATCTGTCTTTTTTTAAGAATTGCAGCATGTTTATTATTTAATTCTGCAATAATTTCATATAAAGCCATATGATATTGCGCATCTCTTACTTTTGCAAATCCATATTTTTTCTCTTCTTTATCAAAAATAGGTAAAAAGTTAAGCCACATGTAATAGTCTCTAGTAAGATACCATTCCTTGTCACCACTTTTGTATATAACTCCTAATCTGCATTTGTTTTTTTGATCTTCCCAATAAGCTGTAAAGTCTTTTGATCTAAATGGTTTATTACAATAAGCCCCATTTGAATTAAATTTTTTAGCTTCATCATTAAATCTCCAAGCTGTATGATCAAAATCATACTCACCCGGTTCTTTTAAAATAGATTCTAAATATTCTTTAAAATCATTATCTGTATCAAACTTTCTAGTTGACCATTGATGATTTTCAAATATGGGTATAATTCTACTCATCTCTTATAATGGCATAAACATCCCCTGCCTGCAATAATAAATGCTCCTGACCATCATGTTTCATTGGAGTGGGCATAGCATGTTCAGCGTATTGAACTATGTCACCTATTTTTATTTCTTTAACTGAATCTCCTATCCCAACAACCTCACCTCTAAAAGTTATTTTTTGAGCCATTTCAGGAATAATAAGTCCAGATGCAGTTTTAGATGCTGCTTTTATTTCTTTGATTAATAATTTTTGTCCTACAGGAATAATTTTTTCTGCCATAATTGTTGTTTTTATAATTGGTCATAAGCTAAACCTGCGCCACCACGCACAGAGCTGTCTTGTTCTTTTCTCATATCTGTAAATGCACCTTTATATGATTGTCTAATTGACTAAAATTTTGCAGCAGCATTTACCATTGAATTTATATTTCCGTCTCTACCATGTTCAATAGCTGTAACTTCCATATATTTTGCTAATCTATCTAACATAGATTTTATACCTACATAAGCTCTGTATGTAGGAGTTTGATAAAGCTTTTCACACATTGCTTTAGCATATCTTATTGTTGGATCTTCTGTTGATTCTTCAAGTTCAATTTCTTCTATGATAATATCTTCCTTTTCATGTTCCGGTAAATTAAAAAAAGGATTTAAATCTGGATTTGGACATGTCATATAAAATAAATATTTATAAATAGATAAATTTGTGTCAGGATACTCATCCATTATTTTTTTCAAAAAAGGTAAAGCATAGCAATGTTCAGTTAATATCAAACTATTATTTTGTATGTCAAATAATTTTATTATCATATTTTATTGATTATCTTTAATCCACATTATTAAAGATGTTACTTCATCTTTTAAATATGGCAGTTCATAAATTTTTATCTCTTCTAATACTGGTTCACCATTTACATGTTCATTTATTGGATATCCATTAGAATCTTCACCAACTTGTTTAAACTTTACATGCTGAATAGTTAATTTCCCTATCTTAAGTTTTGGATTGTGCTTTTTAATAATATACGCATAAATACTTAGTTGTAAGTTATAATGATTAAGATTACAATCATCAAGGTGACTAATTGGTTTATACATTTTTTTAGTTATACCTTCCCAATTTGTAAACCCTTTTTCTTTTATTTCTTTATTAGTTTTATAATCATTGATATTAATATATCCATTAACCACTTCAACTACATCTGCTTGACCGCAAAGACCGGCAGATTTTAAATAAACCAAATGTTCAGGATAAACACCCTCTTCTAGTTTTTGATTTGGTGCAATTTTTATACCCTTTTCATCAATAATTGGTTTAATAATAGGAACTTCCACACCGTATTTACCAATTGTATCTAAACCTAACATATCAGCCTCTCTCTGATTATGATAAAAATTACCAAGCTTAATTGCTCTTTTAGTTTCATTATCCCATGCTTCTAAAATTTCTTTTGGTGTCATACCATACCATTTGGATCTTTTATTTTTAGAAGATTTTTTAGCTTGTCCATCTCTATCAAACTTAGGTTTAAATTTACCAACCAATGAAGTTACACTAACCCATTGAATATCATCATTATCATTACTTTCATAAACATGTCCTTCTTCTTTAAATATAATTGCCATAGTTATAGTGTTGTTGTAGTATACCAATAACCTTCAGTTTCAGTTACTACTTTTGTTATTTCTTCTTTATAAATATAATTAATTACCATTTTTGTTTATTTGATTAGTTATTATATCTTCTTGCTCTTCTGTTACTAGAGCATCCCAATATCCTTTTGGGCATTCAGATGATATTGATCTGACTTTAAACGCAAGACTACAACCACAATCTGAACAACATGGTTGAGTACCAGGTGCTAAACAATCATCACCTTTTGCATCAAACAATGAACATTTAATACATATCTGAAATCTATCAGTAGCAACAGCTTCAATATGTTCTTTTTTAAAAATATTGTTCTTTATGCCTTCTGTAATTTTATCAATATTTTTAAATGCATCAACATATTTTTTCCAACTATTTGCCATTTTTAAATTGTTTTTTATTTAGTATATCGCTTTCTATTTGCTTTAATGCTGATTCCATTTGCTTAAGGTTTATATTTATTTCTTGACTTTTTGCAAATCCAGCATAAGTTCTTTTAGCTAAATTTCCAAGTATGCTTTTATTCTTTTTAATTCCTTTTTCAAGTTTATTTTTTCTTAAATGAAAGGTCCCTAATCCATCAACATATATCCTTGGATAATCCAAATTAGATAATTTTTTTCTAAGCTTAGCATAATAAAAAGTTATAAATTCATCTACAACTGAATTATGAACACCAACCTCATCAGCAATACCTTCCTTAATATCTTTATGACTTTTGGGATTCATAACCTAATATTTTATAATCAAGTAAAACCAATCCCTCTATCTGTACATTTATATTTTTTTCAAGAGATATTGTTTTTTTATTATTTCCTTTTTTAACAATTAGTTTTTTTCTTTCAGCTTTTGAAATTGCATTTCTTGCAGATTGAGGACTTTTGAATATTTTATCCTCCACCAACTTTAAACAAAATTTAGTTAATTCTATATTTCTATTTTTTGACAACTCTGCTAAAAATTTTAAGTCTGAATTACTAATAAGTATGTTATTAAAAAAACAATATGTTATTATTTGATATTTTATACTTAAATCAATATCAACTTTCATTTTTAAATCAACTTTATTTACTATTGCCATATCATAAACTCATTATCATATCAACTAAATCAGGATGAGGATAACAATCTGTTTTATCCAATCTAACGTTTGTATGTGTTAATAATCCTTTAACTTTACCTAAATAAGCTTCTTTTTGAAATCCAAAACCTTTTGTTGCTCCATATTTTTGAATAAATTGTTTTAAACCTATTCTAATATCAATTTGATCTCTTTCACCAACATATTTTAACCACTTTTCTATTTCTTTAATCTGAATATCTGAATAACTATGCCAAGTGTTTTTTCCATTAAATGGCTCTGATAATACAGTTACTTGATCTTCTTGACAGATTGAGTTAACATATGTTTTATTATTATTATCTAAATATCCCATTGAACATATTTCTAATCCAACAGAATGACGGTTCATCCAACCTGATCCTGTTTTACCTAAATGCCAACCTTGTGCACCTTTTGGAAATGCTTGAACCATTACACCATCATGCTCATTATTACCATTTCTGTGATCAATACCTCCTAATACAAATTCAGTAGCTATACGACCTCGCGTGTCTCTACCCCACATATCAATACAAGCAAAAGGATTTGCATGTCCAGCTGTATGATGTAAGAATACATATTCATTATTTATAGGGCCTTCAATATACTCTCCTTTTGGTAAAAAATGTTTGTGTATTGTTTGATTAAAATTAGTTTTATAAATTTGATTTTGTAGATCCGTATCTTCATCAATTTCTTCAGGTCTTGTTAATTGTAAATTCATTAACAATGACCAGACATCGTTATCTACTATACCAGTAACAGGTAAGTCATGAGTAAGTTGAAACCTATTTACATATTTTTCAGTATTGGGACCAAAGATACCATCGGCTTTGATCCCTAACTTGTTTTGAAGTACAACTACATTAGGACCAGATGATCCTATTTTTAACATCTTCATTTTATGAAGGGTTCATTGCATCAGCCATAGCAGCTTTAAACTCTTCTGCTTCCGGTGTTGATGGTTGATCACCTTCTTTTTGTGCAGCATACTGTTGTGCCATGTACATTTGAGCTTGCATACGCTCTGCTCTAGCCTTTTCAATTGCAGCCAGCAACATTTCATAATCCGCTTGTACTTCTAAATGTGGAATATTATCTTTGTAGAACTCAGTTATTTCTTCTCTACGTTTTGCAAGATCTTCTTTACTTAATTTAGGATCTTTTTCAGATAATTCAGGATTGGTTTTTAAATTTTTCATTTTTATATATTTAAATTAATACAACAAATATATAAAAAATGTTTAAATAAAAAAAGTTTACTATAATTTATTACGTTCAAGTATTTTAATAACAGTTTTAAGTTCATTAATATCATGAAACTGTATGTCTCCTTCTAAAATTTCAATAATCCATTTACCATCTTGAGTATTATCATTACTATTAGATATTAAATCAATATGACCTATTTTATATGCATAGTAATAAAAAGAACCAATACCTGACTCTTCTTCGGTAACATTCACTCTTTCAAAGCCTAATTTTTTAATACTTAATTCCGTCATGTTTTCATAACTATTTGATAAGCTAAACTATATAAACTATCTTCTGACTTATCTGGATTATCTATTTTCAGTTTATTTATTTCTTCAATCAATCTGCTTTTTTGACCGTGTTCTGATGCACTTTTTAATAATTCATTTACCATTTTACTTTATCAGCCCAATATGCAGCAGACATTTTACCTTTTTTAATGTTTTTACCATGTCTTGCCTTAAAAGATTTACGTTTTGCTTTCATTCTAGCCGATTCTCCTGCTTTAGGTTTACCTGCAGTGCTGGCCCCTTGTTCACCAAAACGTATAGTTTTTACTTTATCCCCTACTTTAGCTACAACCACATGTGACTTTTTTGGATGTGATGGGGTGCGCTTAGGCTTATTATAACCGGATACCCCTGCTCTTGTTAATCTGCTGTCTTTTTTATTTGCCATCTTTTTTTATTTTATACATCTGTACATAAATCATCACAATCTATATTATCTAATATTGTTTTTATGTTAGCATATGATTCAGTAACAATAATTGGTAAAAGACCAACACCAACATATATATATCTTAAATCTAAATATTTCTTTGTAGGTATATCATAATACTCTGTAACACCAGCAATTTCTGTAGGATTTATATATAATGGTTGTGTTGTTATCTTTGGAGCAATAGGGTTACCATACGTATCTGTTTTTATACCGTTTAATCCAACAGCAGGTTCTAGTGTTGCCTGCGTCAAAGTTATAAATTGTCTTTGATATATTGGTATTCTTGCCATGATTAATGTGCTTTGGTTTAATTATTACTATCTGGTTGCTCTATCCCTGAGCCGGTATACTTTATATATTACGTGGTTTATGACGGCGTTAACTTGATTTTTCATCAACCCAAGGTCTGCCATTTTCCACCGACGGATTCTCAATAGCTTCCTTGTTAGCTAAAGCTGCAGCGTCTATATTTGTTTCTGTTTGCGAAACAGTTTCGGCCCCAATAGCGTCTTTAACCCACCCTAATACTACTTCTTTGGTTAATTCATCATAAGGTATATAGCTAGAGGCAGGTTCCCCTTCAAATTTATTAATAAATATTTTGCGGGCATAACCAGGTGCATCTGTTTTTTCGCATGCACTCGTAACCTCTATTACATAACCATCGGAGGTTCTATGATTCATTTCTAATACTGTCCAATTTGCCATTTGTTTTGTTTTATATTATTTTTTTTAATGCGCTTTCGCTTGAATTATAATCCATTCTGTTCCATCCGACCATAACGCTACT